TGACAGCTTTGCAGTTGCGCGAACAAGTCGCAGGGAGAACCCAGAGGCTTTGCAGGGTTTTCACTCAGAGAATATGTTATTCTTGTGTGAGGAAGCGTCAGGTATACCGGATGTTGTCTTCCAGGTCGGTGAGGGTGCAATGTCCACAGCCGGTGCGAAGACGGTTATGTGCGGGAACCCTACGCGGTCTGAGGGTTTTTTCTTTGATAGTCACCATTCTCAGCGTGAGCGTTGGCACACGATGACGGTGAGTTGTCACGAGGCAACCACAGTTTCTGAGCAGTTTCTTGAGGAGATGAAGGACAAATACGGTGAAGAGTCTAATGTTTACAGGGTGCGTGTACTTGGTCAGTTCCCTACGCAATCTGATGATGTGTTATTGCCGCTCTATTTGGTTGAAGAGGCAACTAAGAGAGAAGTCGAAGCCTCACCCACTACGCCGGTTGTATGGGGAGTAGACGTTGCAAGATTTGGCGGTGACAGGAGTGCTATCGCTAAACGGCAAGGTAACGTGCTTATAGAGCCAATTAAGACGTATCAGGGCAGAGATATTATGGAGATGGCTGGTATTGTGCTGTCAGAGTATGAGGCTTGCAACTATCGCTTACGCCCTCAAAGCATATATATTGATGCGATTGGCATTGGAGCAGGGCTGGCTGACAGGTTGAGAGAGCTAGATTTACCTGCCGTGGCGATATCTGTGTCGGAAACTGCAAGCTTGAGAGACAGGTTTAACCGGCTGCGGGATGAATTGTTCTGGAATGCTCGTGAATGGTTTGAGGCAAGAGATTGCCATATACCGAATGATGCAACCTTGATACAAGAAATCACCGGGATTAGGTATAAATACTTGTCTAATGGTAAGCTGAAGGTCGAGAGCAAGGACGAGATGAAGCGCAGAGGGCAGAGAAGCCCGGACGTAGCTGACGCTTTTGTCTTAAGTTTTGCTGAAAATGGTGCCATTGCTGGCGGCTACTCAAGAGGTTATAGTAGCAAGCGCAGCTTGAAGCCAAACACAGGATGGGTGGTATGACTGACAACATCATAAAGTTTCCAAACAGGCATTTAGACGTTGAAGTGGAGCTTGATGAGACTGAAGAAGAATATATGGAGATGGTCGAGGCCATCAACACGATGATGGAAATGCACGTTGCTGGTATACTGACAACTTCAGATGCAAAATGGCACCACATTATGGAAGCGGCTATGTCAATGGCTGTTAGTGCTGGTCTTCGCGCTGGTATGGTGCCGGAAGAAATTGAAGAGATGCTGAAGACATCGAATATCAAAGAGGTTGAGTACGATGCCTAAAGACCCCCGACTAGAAAGAATTGGCGTATCCGGCTATAATAAGCCAAAGCGTACACCCAGCCACCCGACTAAAAGCCACGTTGTTGTTGCTAAATGTGAGGATGGCAGCGTAAAAACTATTCGTTTTGGTCAGCAAGGAGTTTCTGGTGCTGGTAAAAGCCCAAGTACAGCATCAGAGAAAGCTCGCCGCAAATCATTCAAGGCAAGACACGCCAAGAATATTGCGAAGGGCAGATGTTCAGCAGCATATTGGGCAAATAAGGTGAAATGGTAATGGGTAAAATGAAGAAATCATCAAAGCAAGTAACTGGTAAGTATTGTGGCGGCAAGTAAGCCCAAAGACCCTGCGCTTTGGTCACGAGCCAAAGCAGCGGCGAAGCGTAAGTACAAGGTTTATCCTTCTGCTTACGCTAACGCCTACGCTGCTAAGTGGTACAAAGAGAAGGGTGGCAAGTGGGGCGGCTCAGATAATCGTGTGGGGAAAGCGTGATGCCAGCACAAGCCGGACTAGGTAAATGGTTCAAAGACAAGTGGGTTGACATAAACACAGGAAAGCCGTGTGGACGCCAGAAAGGCGAGAAACGTGCTTACCCTGCTTGCAGACCAGCAAAGGTTGCAGGCCGTATTAGCAAGCAAGAGGCCAAGAAAAAGACAGGCCCAGAACGTGTGAACTGGTCGGTGACGGCTAGTGGCAAGAAAAGGAAATAGTATGAGTATTTGTGATAAATGTCCGTATCCTAAACGGTGTCAAGCACAGGCGCGTTGTATAGCCTATAAAAATGATGCGAAGCCTGTTATTATGCAGGAACCAGAGTCTGTGCCGGTTATGACCAGCACTGGCATTGGTATGACTGGCACTATCAAGCAAACATTCAAAAAGAAAGCTAAAAAGAAATGAACTACGGCAAGACACCTAAAGGCACCACCATCCCAATGTCAAAGCCTAGTGCTATTGAGCGTTTTACTGGAATGCGTACACCAGCCTCTATTAAGCCACAAACAGAGGCTGAGGATGCAGCAACAAAAAGCCGTATGGTTAAGAAGAGCAAAAAAGCAGCGGCTGCTCGTAGCAAGATTCAAACAGGAAATTACGCAAGCGACTGATGTTTACCAGAGTTATGAGAAGGCCGCCTGTGCAACGCCCCAGGCCAGTAGAACTAAGCAAGGAAGCTCAAGCAATAGCTAAGGCTTCCGTTTCTGCATCTGCCAAAGTAGAAGCGTTGCCAAGTTTTGAGACTTGCAAGGGCTGTGTAGCAAAGAAGATGTGCAAAAGCTCTGGCTGCTGTATGTATGGGCAAACCAAGCCGAAGGAAAAATCAAATGCCAAAAATGGATGAGTATCAGCTTAACAGCATTGTTTCTTCGGAAGTAACAGATGCCTTAAATCATTTCGATAGTGAATTTTCTCAAGACCGTATTCGGGCGATGGACTTTTATCTTGGAGAGCCATTTGGCAACGAGGTTCAAGGCCGGTCATCAGTTGTCACCACAGAGGTTGCAGATACGGTTGAGGCTATTATGCCAAACCTGATGCGTGTGTTTACATCAAACGACAAGTATGTGCGCTTTAGTCCTCGCACAGCAGAAGATGTAGAACGTGCTGAACAGGTCAGCGATTATGTGAACTACATCATCAACCACGATAATGAAGGCTACAAAGTTTTATATAATTGGTTCAAAGATGCTTTGCTTTTCCGTTTGGGTGTAGTCAAGTATTTCTATGAGGAAGAAGAGAATGTCACTGAAGAAGAATATAACGGACTTGATGAGAATGAACTGGCTGCGCTCTTGTCTAACCCAGATATTGATGTGGTTGAGCAGCAAGAAACCGTCACTAATTCGTATATGGAAGAAGATGGAACGGTGGTTCCTCTTGAGAGTTCTTATGATTTGTCAGTCCGTGTCACAGAGCGCAAGGGCAAGATTAAAGTCATAAACGTACCGCCAGAGGAGTTTCTGGTAAACCGCCGCGCTACTAGCCTAGAAGAAGCGTATTTTGTAGCACACCGCACAACAATGACGGTCTCTGACCTAGTGGCAATGGGCTATGACCGCGATGAAATTGAGGCATACGCCGGTACTTCAGACCTAGACGTAGACCAAGAGCGCACCAATCGTTTCCAAGACCTAGAGGCTACCACAGGCACAGATGCAGCAGACCCTACCTTGCGTGAGGTCGTGTATTACGAGTGCATTATGAATGTGGACTTTGACGGTGACGGCATTGCAGAACGCCGCCGGATTTGTGCAATTGGTGACGGTGCATCACACATTCTGCATAACGAGCCATTTGACCACGTTCCGTTTGCCGTTGTTAGCCCAATCTTGATGCCTCACCGACTCATTGGCCGTAGCATCTATGATATGACTGAGGATTTGCAGGTTATTAAATCTACATTGATGCGTCAGTATCTCGACAGCGTATATACAAGCACACTGCCACGAATGGTTGCAGTTGAAGGCCAAGTGAATCTGGACGATTTGCTTGAAGGTACTGCTGGCGGTATTATTCGCGCTCGTCAGCCAGGTATGGTGCAGGCCATTCAAGGCACTGCTGTTGGTGGCGAAATCCGGCCTTTGATGGATTATCTGGATAACGTCAAAGAGCAGCGCACAGGTATGAGCAAGGCATCACAGGGTTTGGATGCCAATGCGCTACAGTCTACGACAGCTAGTGCTATTAGCGCGACTGTCAGAGGCGCACAGGTCAAGCTAGAGAGCTATGCTCGTACAATGGCTGAGACAGGTGTAAAGGACTT